GCCTTGGTGACGTTGTTGTTGAATATACCGAAGAGCACATTGGCCGAAACTTGCTTGGTGGCATAGGCTCCGTACTCATTGACGACGCCGCCCTTGACTCCAGCGATGGTCGGGAACTCGCCCTTGCTCGGCATCCAGATGAAGATCGGGAAGGTGCTGGAAGCGACTTGCGGAGTCGCTTTCGCGTAGCCCTTGGTGGTCGGGCTGGTGACGAAAACCGGCTCACCGACAAGGCGCACGTTCGCGCTTTCCAGCGAGGACTCGAATAGGAGCGTCTTGGCCCAGGTCCAGTTGCCGGAAAAGGTAACGTCCGCGCCAACTCCGGTGGTGTTGATGATTCCAAGGGGCTCTCCCCCTGCGCCGCTGCCGGCATATACCACGCGATCTTCCTCGACGCCCACCGCAAGGGCCTGGTCGTTGCGGACTAGCATTTCGATGCTTGGCGTGCTCTGCAGTAGGAGTTGCTTCGTCCATTGCGTGAGACAGGCGAGGCGATGCGGGGTGAAGTAGAGTTGCGAGCCGGCGAAGTCCGCCGCGGTCACGCTGCCACCTTCCGGCAACCAGTAGGTGGTGGCTGTGGTGGTCTGCTTCGGGATCGCGATATTGCCGACGAGTCCGTTTAGTTCGATGATCGAAAAGAGGCCCTGGCCGATGAAGCATGCGTTGCGGAGAACTTCGATGAAACTGCCCCCGAGAAGTTCCGTGCCGACAAGGAAGCCGCCCCCGGAGAAGTTGCTTGCCGCCATCGTGCGGTTTAGTCGGTTCATCTCCCATGCGAGATTTTCCATGCCGCGCTTGTCGAGGTCGTACACCTCTTCGGCGCGAGCCTCGGTGATGTCGGACGGGATGCACGCTCCTTGGAACATGCGGCCATCCTTCTTCTCGTACTGCTTCGCCGCAAATTCGCATACTTCCTTTTCCAGTCCGGTCAGCGCGCCGTCCCGGTTGAAGGCCATTTCGCGCATCGCCTTGACGACGGAGAATCGCTGGATGCTCTTCCAGTCGAGTCCGACGTTGGGATTGGCGCGTTCGCAGTCGAGCTTGATGACTCCCTCGAAATGGGTCACGGCTTCGTCCCGGAAATCCTCGAAACTCGGATCTTTCGCCGCCTTGTGCTTGGTGGCGATTTTGTCCGCAGCTTCCTTCCACTGCGGATTTTTCAGACCGGCAACATAGCCGTCGATTTTCTCCGCAACCTTCTGCCGGGCGTTCCACCATGCCTCGCGCTCCTTCACCACGTCGATTTTCGTTTCGTCTTTCTTTTCGGGCGGGTCGATAACTTCAGGCATGGTATTCGGTTTGGTTTCGCGTTTGTTATCCGGTTCGTCCGGATTGTCAATGTCGTTTTTAACCTCGATGGAAATTGTTTTCGTTCCCTCGCTATCATCTCCGCGTCCAACTCCAACGGAGAAGTCAGCGGGAATAGTTACGAGTGAACCTTCGTATGGCGTCCATGATGTGACGCGATAGGTGTCCGCGTCTTCCTTTCCTTTTCCCTCTTCCTGTAGCTCCATCTTATCGACCTGGTAGCCGACGCTGGTTTCCCGAAGGATGCCGTCCTTCACGTCCTGAAATTTCTCATTGGCCAACGCGGAGTTGCCGAACTTGGCTTTCACTCGGAGGTTCCTTCCGTCCGTGGTCGCTGAAATGATGCGCCCGATGTGCGCGGATCGGTCGTGATTAAATAGGAGCGGTGCGCCAGACTTCAGTCGTCCAAGATCGATGCTTCCGTCTCCGTGGTCGAGAATCTCGTTTCCGAAATAACGCTCGTAAGGCGCGTCCGACGAGATGGACATTTCCACAGTCCTCTCTTCCTCGTTGATGGCCGAACGCTCGAACGTCGCGGTGCGGAAGAGTGTCTTCGGGATTGTCAGCGTTTTTTTCATCGGGTTTGAAGATTAGGAGATTGATGGATGATTTTCGCGAGATTTGCGTTGGCCTTTTTCTTCGGCTTTTTCGGCTTTGGCATATCCGGATATGCTGACATGGCGGCTGATTAGGTTAACCGACCGAGACTGTCAATCGCGATTTGGCCGGCTTCTTCGGCGCAGGTTTCTTTGTGGGAGTGGCCGCCGCTTCGGTTGCGGAAGGTTCGTTGTCGGCTTCGTCTTGTGCGGGTTGCGCGGGTTTAACTCCCTCGACGGTTGTAACCGAAGTCATTCCAAGTTCCTCGATCTCCATTTCTTCCCGCGCCAATTCAAAGAGCACTTCGCTAAATGCTCTGCCGCGCGCTGCGCATTCCCGTGTGCGGCTGCTGAACTTATTCGCAACTTCCAATGCGGAGGCGTTGGCGTCCTTCACGGGATCAACTCCTTGCCATCTGCGCCCGGTGAACACGGGTTTATTGAACTTGTCGAATTTGATCAGCGGAAGCGGGATTTCTCCCATGACTAGCGCCATCTCAAGCCATGCCTCGAAAATAATCCGCTCGGCATAGTCGATGTCGAATTCCTGCAAAAGCGCGTTGGTTTCGTTGCAGTCCAGTCGCTGCAATCTGCCAGCAGAGAAGTTAATGGCCGCGTAATCGTTGGCCATCGTGGAGTAATTTGAACCGGGCATTCCAGCGCATCCGTCCTGAATGGACGCCATGCGAAACTCTTTCACGTTGGCGTTGGGGTGCCGCGGGTCGCTGTCCTTGTAGGTCACTCCGTAGGGTAGTCCGATGATTCCGCCCGGCTCTGTCGTGAGTCCGCGAATCTTATCCGGCGATGGCAATGCGTCCCCGGCATATCCGCCCTCGGGAACGATCGTGCTTTCCAGCCATCCGGTTTTGCAGGCGGAAGCGCGCCATGCAATCGTTTCGGCGATCATTGCCTGATCCCGCTGGCGCGAGCTTGGAATCGTGGAGGCCACCCATGGCGCGGGTCGCGTGCTGTCAGCGTCCACGGCACGGGCGTAATGGATGATTTCCTCTGCGGGAACCCGATCATGCAATGATCCGCCCGAGAAATTGAATGCGCCGGGAATGCTGAATTGCCAATCCATCGGCTGACGCTTGATGAAGTAATATGCGACCGGCTTGCCGATTCCCCATGCGCTGTTTTCGTATTCAATTCCCATCCGCACAACGTTCCCGTTCGCGCAAATGGTATTGTAGAATCGGTCGCACCATTCGGCATTGATAAGCTGTGTCGAGAATCCGAATTTGTTCACCCGCGGATCGCGAATCAGGCGGATGAAGAAATCTCCGTCGCGGATGGCGCTGATGAGGCGAAGCTGGCGCTGCGTTTTGTAATTTCGCGTCTGTCGGCTATCGCAAAACTCCCGGCGCTGCCATTCCTTCCATTTTCGCTGAATGAGTAGATTGGCGTAAATGTCGGGCTCGCCAACGCTGACTTTCGCAACGCGGCTGCCGTTCAATCCGCGCGCTGTGAAATAAGCCTTCGCCTTGAACTCGCGGCCCTCTTTCTTCGCGAAAAATTCCAGCACTTCGTTTCTGCGATTCGCCTCGGATTCGAGAAACTTTTCCTCCGGCGTGTTGATGACCCGATCCTCGGTTTCGAGCACGTTCATGCGGAGCATGATGCCTTCGCTTCCAAACACATTGGCCCAGACCGTCTCCCGGTATGCCTGATAAAGCGGGTTAGTGCGGAATAAGTCGCGCACTCGCGATGTCAGGGCCCAGACGTTCTGCCAAACGTCGGAATCCTCTCCGATCATCGAAAGTGGCCAGTCGGAGTTTTGTCCTCCTAGGCTGATGACTTCCCGATAGCCGCGTTCCATCGTTTTCGGGGCTGCGTTTTTCCCAAGTCCCCTGATCCAGTTGGTAATTTTTCCTACCATGGCCGATTGAGATACGGGAACGGTTGCGTCCATACGCCGGGCTGAGGAAGGAAGCGCGTTCCAATGACGGGATTATTTCCTTCGCCGCTCAATTCCGCAATGCGCTGTTGCTCGCGATACACCTCGGCCTGAAGCCGGATTCGCGCTTCCTGCATCCTCCCTAGGTCGGCCTTGGTGAATGATTGGCCATTGAAGCTGACAGAGCTATCGACGGTCGTTGTCAGCGTTAGGATTGCCGCGTTTATAAGCGCCAATTGCGCCGCGGCATCGGTGACTGTTGGCGTTGCTCCGAGATTGGCGCGAACGATGATTGAGCCTTTGCAAACTGAGCGTGTCGCGCTGTCCGAGGATCGCGTTACCCATTTTTCCCAATTATAGACTCCCGGCTTGATGGTTGTTGCGAAAGTGAAGGTGTAGGTCGATCCGCTTTCGCTTCCCGTGATGGAGAATTGCTGGAATCCATCCTGTGGAGTTTGGCCGGCAAACTTGTAGGCGATGTTGTAGCTCGCGGGCGGGTAATCCGCGGGAGTTTCCGTCCATATGACCGCTTCTCCCGCCGTGATGGCACACGGAATGGAAGTAAGGTTGTCGAACGCGGTCATTGCGGCGCGACTATGCGCCCGATTGTCACTTAGTCAATCCAGAAGCCAGCATATCCGGATATGCTAACGCCATCCACCAGCGCGTCCGAGGCTGATTGTCTCGTCTTTCTCTGCCGGTTCAACCTTGGTCTGCCGAAACTCGGCAACTTGACGCTCTGCTGTCTCGAAATCCCATCTCGTGCGGTATCGGAAGCATGCAAGATTCCCAACAACCAAGTCCAACGCTTCGTTCCGCACGCCGTCAGGGTTTTTGAAACGCAATATTTCGGCTCCGCTCCTCGCGCGCACCTTTTCGGGTTTCTCGGATACCAACTGCCTCACAAACTCGTCGGAATAGCATTTCCCGAAGTGCATAAATCCTGCCGATGGCTTTTCCGCTGCGCCAAACCATGAAAGTCGGTCGTAAATGATCTCTTTCGCCAACCATGTGCCGATGTGGACGCCTTTCCATTGCGGCGTGATCTGCCCAGAGCGCCTATAGACGACCGCATTGGCCTCTCCTACGCCTTTTGATGCGCGGACCTTGCCCGACACCCCCGGAACGGCATCCTTGGTCAATTTTCGCAACACGTTCGCAATCATGTCGCCCCATTTTCCGGCATCGACCATGCCGAAAGTGAGCCCGATGGCTAATCCTGACTCATGCTGCCATTTTTTCTGCATCGACTTCTCCCATGCCTTCCATGTTTCCCAGTCGTTGTAAGCTCCCTCGATGATGTAGTGCCCGAGTCCCCATGATTCTTCCTCCCGCGACCATGCGCGCCACTCGGTTTCGAGTCGGTTGGATTGCACGTCGGTAAAGCATGTCACGATGAGGCCATCTTTCGGGATCGTGACCTTCTCCGCGGTGGCGTAGTCCTCCCGGCCGTCGAGGATTGGTTGCCATGGTGGCGCCGGTTGGGTTTCTTCGTCGCTCCACAGTTCTGCCGCAATCTCATTCACCCATGTCTTGCGCGCCTCGCGTGACGTGTTGCTCGCTTTTTCTTCTGCGACGAATTGATGCAACTTCGTTTTGTATCCCTTCCCGGTCATGAGGAGCGAGTTGAAGCCGTTGCGCCAATAGCTGCGAACTACGGGGTCTTTGGCTTTCGCGTTGTTGTGCCATTTCTCGATCTCCGTTTGCTGCGCTTCGCTCAATCCTGCGGTCGGATACCATTTCCCGCGCGCCTGCATTCGCCGCCATTGGTTTTCGTTGTGGGCGCATCCGCAGTTTGGACATTCGACATATGCGCCTTCAAGCTCCTCGCTACGATGCTTGATGTGATGGAACTTGATGACAAATAGGCGATAGCATTCCCGGCACGGCACGAACCATTTCCGCATGTCGCCTTGCTCGTAGGCTTCCTCGATGTGGGAGTTGTAAATTTTCTTCCCCTTCTCGTCATAAGTCGCGGCGAGTGTCCCGGTGGATTCTTCGACAATGATCGCATCCCGGAAGCCGGTGGTCCGGTTAATGGCCTTGTGGATGCTCTCCGCGTCCAGCGCATCAAGCTCGTGCAGGAGCATGACCTTGACTGACGTTCCGCGAAACTTGGTCTTGCTGCCGGCGCTAATAATCCGAATCCAGCCGCCTGCGTACTTCTTGAACTCGATGGTGCGCCCGCTTTCCCGGCTCTTTTTCTCGACGAAGTTTGCGCTCTGCAAGCAAGCCTCGATCATCGGTTCCAAGTCGCCTTCCGAGAATCGCGCCGCGTCATCATCGGTCGGATTGACGCTGTAGATGTTGCCTGGATCGTCGGTGCAAGTCCGCCCGATGATGTTCGCGCAGACTCCAAGCGTCTTCCCGTCTCGAATCCCCCACCAGAGCACGATGCGATGAATTGATGGATCGTCCGCGGCGTCCATCGGTTCCACGCAATGCGGCATTATCGCATGGTCGTATGGAATGCTGGCGAACGTCGCGAACGGGGATTGACCGGCTGGAATGCGCCGCACTTCGCTTGCCCACTCGCTCACTTTCCTGATCGGTCGGAAGGTTAATTCCTCGACCTGTATCGCCGCCCATTTCTCAAGGTAACGCTCGCGGAGTTCCTTGTCGTAGATCGCTAGCATATCCGGATATGCTACGCCTCGACTTTGATTTCTCGCAGTTTCTTCGCCAACCAGTCCCGGTCCTTGGCTGGTATCTGATGGGCCGAGGCGAGCACTTGGCGGACCTTCACCATGAAGTCACGCGCGGCATCAAGCGCAATGCCGATCGGCGCCAACTCGCCCGCTTTCTCCGCGGCGTTTAGTTCCGCTGTCTTCATGTTCGCTTCATCGGTGCGATTGCGGACTTCGGGATTACGGGAACGGTCTGAGCGTGCCCGCAGTTGCTCGACGATGGCGCGTATACCCTCGCGGGTGTCGAGTTGGCCTTTCGTCGGCAATCCTGCCTTGAGAAGCAGGTCGTGGCCTACAGGGCGCGGGATGCCGCAAAGCTCGCTGATCGCTCCCGCTGCCTGCTTGGCTGGAATCGGCTTGCTCATTGTCGGGATGCTAAAAATTTAGCAGACTACCTTCCCCCCGCACTTCGGAACC